GTCGTGCCGATCCAAAGGATGTTGTCGCTGTTCGTCGTGATGTAGTTGAACATACTGCGACAAATGCCCTTGATCGAAACCGTGGGGTCACTCTCCCAACCACCCAACTTCTGTGGGTAGCCGGAAAGAAAGCGGACCTTCTCGGACTCGTAGTAACCACCCTCGTTGGCGTAGTTAGTAGTGTCTCGATTGACCCCCGGTTTGATTTTGACCTTGGTGAATGGCATGACGTTTAAACATTGCGTTCGAAGTGAGGGCAGTCAACCAAAGACCGGAAGTTGCCACCCCAGCGGTTCTTGGGATGTAAAGACTCCCAGTAAGCGCCAACGGGTGCAAGCATCTGTTTGTCCCAGATGATCTTGCCCTCTTTGAAAAAATTCAGGTCTATGGCGCACCGCTTCAGGTGGATCGAGTTCATGGTCTTAGAGCGACCGGCCTTCACATGAATAGCCTGCTGCTCGGGGGTGCGAGCCAACTCACCACCCGTCACCATGAAGCCCTGCTCTGTGGCGTACTGGATCAGTTTGCAGGCGTCCAGAAGGAACGCTGCCTGTTCTTGTGAAAGGCTCATTCGTCTTTCCCCTTCTTACGCATTTCCATGACCTTCTCAACGGTACGACCGCCGAAGTAGGCCGTCATCACCAACATACCCCACTGCCCCAGCAAAGAGACGTAGGACTCGCTGATCTTGTACCCAGCGCCATCCAGCAAAGCGAAGATGAGGTAGGCGGTCAGCAGGTAGACCAGAGTGCCCGGGCGCACGTTCTTGGAGAGCCAAGAATCGGAAGCCATGTCAGCCTTCCAGCGATCAGAGACATTGTTCTCTTGGTTGGCTTGAGCCGCCAGCAGTGCCTTGAGTTCTTCCTGCTCCAGTTTGGCCTTTTCGATGCCCAGTTCCAACAGGCGCTCTTCATGGTCGTACTGAAGTTGACGGAGTTTCTCCACCTCTTGCGGATTCGGATTGTCGGAAATCTTGACCCCAAGGGTCTTCTCGACGACTTCCTTGCCTTTGGCTTGGATTGCGCTGGAGAGAAGGTTTAAACCACTCTCTGCCAATGTACCAAGTAGTGCGCCTACGATTGGAACCATTATTTTTTCCCCATTTTTTCACGCTCCTCAAGGAGCCGGACTTTCACTTGCAACTCGTTGATGTGTGTCATCAACTGTTCTTTCTGCATGGCTCGACGTTCGGCAGAAATAGGACTATCCGTTGGGACGCCCTCTTTGGTAATCAAAGCAGGCATCGCGCCTTCAATCTTGGTCAGGCGATTAGAAAAGTCAGCCACTTGCCCCAGCAGCCAAGCCAGAGCCGCTACTACGATAGGGATTACCGCTTTAAGAACGTCGGACCATGCCATCTTTACCTCCCAGAAGTCATTTCGCTGTCACCCTTCTTAACGGTGACCTTATCCCCATCGACATGAACGTGCATGGGGTCTCTGTCCGCCATGCGGTCAAGACGTTCGATCAACTGCTTCATCACCTCAAACTCAGGTTTTTCCTGCTTGGGGTTTGCCCCTGCGATGCCATTGAGCATGGCAATCAACGCTGTCAGAGCAGCGGAGACCAGACCAATTACAGCAGCAATTTTGGACTCCTCAAGGACAAGGCTTGCACCTACGCCGATCATCACAATCACGGTGATGCACAGCAGACCCCATTTACCGATGGACTTGCCTGCCACTTCTTTGGCAGGTGAAGCCGCCTCCAGACGCTTCATCTCAGCGTCTACAAGAAGGTGCTCTTTGTGTAGGTCTTTGTCTTTGAAGATCATGGTTACACCTGTGGCATCAGAGACTTCAGTTGATCAGGGGTCTGAGCAGCGTTCATCTGCGTTTGCAGAGCAGCGTACTTGTCGCGGATTGCCTGACGAGCGGCTTCGGCGGCAGCGGCATCCACACCGGGAATCTGCTTCATGATGATGGCATCATGCGGCTCAAACTCAGCAGCACGGGCGGCACGACGCTTTTCATGGGCAATAGCCTTTGCTTTGGTCAGGTTGATAGAAATCATGCTTCCTCCTTCACAGGGAACTCGTTGGACTCAGCACCCACGCCATCGGTCAATGTACTGACATCAACTTCCCAAGCGTTGCGGAAAGTGCGGTCTGATGGGATGTCTGCCACGTCCACGATCTTGTAGGGCTTGCCAGCAGGAACGTCCTTGGCTGCTATTTGCTCTATAGTCAAACCACAGTTTGGTGAAGGAACGATGATGGAAACACCACCTTCGTCGTTGGGATAAATAATTCGTTGGTTCATTTATTTCTCCTGATTAGCGGAAGATGGCGACTGAAAGCGTGTCTCTGTCAGTATTAGTACCACCAGTAGTTATAATATTGACTCTAAATGCTGATGTTGTTGACGATATAGACACCCATAAACCAGAGGATGTGTTGCCAACAATTCCAGCAACCGCCGCATAATTAGCATCCGGCATAGCAGTCGTAAAGTTCACCGTGTAATCACCAGTCCCGTTGTCAGTAATGCTCGACACATTTCCATCTTCACGAATCGCTACAGTACCAGTGCCGTTGAAGTTCACCCAAGCACGGCAACCGTATGCTGTGGCGACAGAGCCGTAGCCGGAGTTGAATTGGAAGTTACCGCTGGAGTCGATACGGGCGCGTTCGAGCGTACCCGTTATAAAAGTCATCGACCTTCGGTCAGCCACTGTTGCAAATGATTCCTGAAAGTAGCGTATGCCTCCGTCTTTTTGTCCGTTTGAACCGGGATTGCCAAAATAAATAGAGCAAACATCGTCGCCTGTACCAAGAATACTAATACCGGGGTTGGTCGCCCCCTCGATAGTTAAATCGTCAGCATCGGCATCTGCGGTTACAGCCCCCGCTGAAGAAGTCATAACATGCAGTCTGCCATCAGGCGAACTCGTACCAATCCCCACGTTGCCAGTTGCAGTAATTCGCGCAGCCTCTGTACCGTTTTGCTGGAACGTCGTAATGCCATCATTCCCGCCCGTGGTCTTTAGACCAGACGTACCGGAGACTACTCCGTCATCTGAATTCAATATGCTAGGCATAGTTAAAATCCTTTCTTTCGCATTTATCAAAATGCTTTTGGTTACGCATATGCCAAGGAACAGACTTGCCGCAATGAGGGCAATCCACCCTTTCCCAAACTTTTCCTTTGTTAATCGCGCTTAACTTTTTTCTTGCTTCTTCGGTAATGCAAACTTTACCCACACGAGCAAGACTAATTTTTAAACGATGCTCTGGGCTATTAATCGCCCCTTTGCGCGGACTAACCTTTCCAAGTTTTGCCAGCCTCATTTTTTCTTTGGCGGCGTCATCCCATTTTTTTCCTTTGTTCCAAGCACCGTGACCCATGTTGCCGCCAATGCCGCCAGCACAAAGGTTTAAACAGTTTGGATTGGATGCAATAAATTCATCCGTGACATATTTTTTCTCGATTTCATAAATGTACTCTTCGGTTCCAATCACCAGTATTTCGTAAATAAGGTCTTGAGAGCCGTACTTTTTTACATGAGATCGAATTCGTCTTCCGCTTCCCCAGTATGAAGATTTTTCTGAGCCACGATGTTTGCCAATGTAAATCTTGCCCCGTACCGTATCAGTAATGCGGTACAGATGACAAACTTCCGTTGGCAGTCTGGCTGTCATTCAATCCTCACACTGTTGATTATGCTGGGCATGGTTTACTCCTTCGGGTATTTGTCTTTGACGGCTTTGATGGTCGCCTTCCATGCGTCATAGCCACCGTGGTACAGCGTGTCTAGTTGATCAACGATGGGCGGGTATGCTGCAACGCGCAGGTCTTTGTACGCATCAGAATTCATCATTGCAATGACCGCTGACTCGTCGTAGGCGACTGGGTTATCTTGCGCGTCAAAAGCCTCATCACCACGAATGGTGGTAATTTGAGGGTACAACTTAAAAATAGCGGCTTCTTTTCTCATCCTGCAATCTCCATGAGTGTCATCGTGACGTATGGCGTAGCAGCATTAAAGTAAGACGTGCCACCTGTATTGGAGCGGAAGTAAGGTTGATAATCAACCTGACTGGTTGTCCCGGGTGAATCTAATACGCAAATTGAATGCGTTGCCCGCAACACAGCGCCAAACGCCGCAGAAATATCAAGAATGTTTCCAGACAAAAGTGCGGAATAGCCACCGCCAGCAATTTGACGATACATAAATGTCCAAACTTCTCGACCATCTGTGTCATTAAAATAGTTCCCGCCATTTACCATCACCAAAACTTTGTTTGAAGAACTTTTGGGCGTAATGCTGGCGACAAAACCAGAGGCAGTTGGAGATGTATTGGTGGTGGTAATGCTCGCATTTGTTTGGGCCTGAACAACCTGCAATACCGATCCAGTTGGAAAATTTGAGTTCGACGCATTTGTCAGAACAGTTCCGCTGTTTGTCGGCAGCGTCAGCGTGTAGTTGCTGTTTGAGTTCGGAGACGCAATGGTGAACGTACCTGTTCCGCTTGCGTCACCTGATAGGGCTATCTTGCTCATGGTTGGACTCCTTGTTGTTCCCAAGGCAAAGGCGGCGTTACCACAGCCGGGGCCTTTTGTTTGTCAATCATCGCCTGAAGATCAGCCTCAACTGCTGAACGGTTGATGCTTGGGTTGATCCAACCCCAAACTTGCTCTTGTGTGAGTTCTC